AGATTATTTGGAAATTGATAAGTTTACAAATTTTTAAATAGAGAGGTATTAAAAATGGCGAATAATGAATTTTTTATTGACGGTAGAACCAAATTGGTGGATGATCTTCTGATCCTAAAAGCCAAAGGAACCGTAGCTACTAATAGGGTGGGTGAGAAACCTGTCGGTACTGTTAAAACGTATGATTCTGGTGGTGGACATACTCGGGGCGATATTGTTCTGCTTGTGTACGCTGTTCCTAACATTTTAGCATCTACGAAAATGACTTTTAGACTCCAGGGTTCTAAGAATAGTGGTTTTACCACTATGACTGACCTGGCAATTATTGAACTTGGGGATTCTACTCAGATTTCTGCTAGTGCAGATATGACCACTGGGAAGTATATTGTTCCCTTTACCAATGCTTTTGATGGTACAGTGTATAGGTATCTGCGTCATTACCTGACCATTGGCGGTACTTGTGGTACTGGTGTTCAGTATGAATATTTCTTAGGTAAAATATCAACCTAAACAAAAGGAGATAGGTATGAATACGGGGCAAATATCTATTTCTGTATGTATGATGATAAAGGATGAGGAAGATAACCTTTCTCGTTCTTTGTCATCGCTGAAGGACTTTGCGGCTGAGCTTATTGTTGTAGATACGGGCTCATCCGATAAGTCCATCGAAATAGCTAAATCCTTCGGTGCTAAAGTTTACGAGCATCCATGGGAAAACGATTTTTCTAAACATAGAAATCAGTCTCTATCCTACGCTACGTCTGATTGGGTATTTATATTCGATGCAGATGAGGAATTAATTTTAAATGAATCTGTAGAAACTTTGAAAGCGTGGTTGGCTTCATTAGAAGAGGAATGCTCATCTTGTGCTATTGTGCTTCATGATATGCAAAAGAATAGACAGGCAATGAGTTTTAATTCTGTTAGGTTTTTTAGAAAAGGAAAAGTAGAGTATAAGGGTATAGTACATAACGCCCCAATTATTATAGATGGAAAACCTGAAGCAATTATATGTCCACATGTAGCATTAAATCATTATGGTTATGATTTGTCCTTAGAGAAGTCACTGAAGAAGAGAAAACGAACAGAAGGACTTTTACTGAAAAGAGTGGAAGAAGATCCTAAAGATGTAGCAGCCTATTTTTATTTAGTTCAATTGTATACAGCCCATAGTGAATTTGATACGGCAGCGGAGTATATATTTAAGTATGAAAAAATGGTACAAGAAACTACCGTTGAATTTAATGGGTCTATATTTTGTACTGCTGTTTCTGTATTTAGAAAATTGAATGATAAGGAAAATGTACAGAAATGGTTGCTTATGGGTTTGAAAAAATATCCTAAAGATTTAGATCTTCTGATGAATTTGACAGAATTTGGTGTGTGGCAAAAGAAATTGAATTTAGTAGTTGATGGTGCTAAAGGATTTCTTGAGGTTTATGCTGAATATAATAATGGTAGTTTGATGGGAAGTGGAAATAGATTTACGTATTCTAATATTCCAGAAGCCGCTTCTTATTGTATGTTCCATTTATCTCTAGGTCTATTGCAACAAAGTTCTGCCTATATAGATAAATTGAAAGGATTTTTAGATGGTAAAGTAGACCCACAGTACGCCTCTGGTATGAGAGAGGATATGAATACCGTTTTAACAAAATTTGGTTGGTTTAGATCTGGTTGGAATTACATTCCAGAATCAAAAGTTAAACAAAATATCCCAAAACAAGAATTTAAAAAAGTTGTGAATTTAAGTAGATAAGGAGAAATATAATGGTCATTATATATGATGTAAAAACTGGTGAACCACGGACTATAGATCATATGATTGATGCTAAAGAGTCTGTACGGAATGGTTCATATTCGTTTATTGCCCATGCACCTAAAGAAGATCCTAAACCAGTAACTAAACCAATACCTAAACCAGTTGTAAAGAAAGAAGAACCTATTATAAAGAAAGAAGTTCCTATTGTTAAACAGGAAAGAAAAGTAGAAAAACCATCAAAAATAAAAAAGGTACTCAATAAAAAGTCTTTTTAAATTAGAGGTACTGTGTAATGAAAAAATTAATTTTTTGCGTGTGTATATTTGCAATTTTAGTTGGTACTAATGTTTGGGCATTAGATTCATTTTTGAATTATAAAAATGCATCCATTGTAGGTAGTGAACTTACTGCCGCAGTTCCAGATTCTAACTTTGCAATCGCACAGGGTTACGTCAACACATACGTTTTAACTGCTAGTACTAAAAAAGATATCACAGTCCCTACAGGGTCTAAATTTGCTGTATTTGCAGCAGATGCCGATATATGGGTTGCAGTTGGTGGAGTAGCAGCAGTACCTTCTGGAGATACAACCGATGGTACGGGTTCAGAATTAAATCCTTCTGTAAGATATTTAGGTACTGAAACTGTTATTAGTGTTATATCTGAAAGTGCGGCTAATGTTTCCATAATGTTTTACAATTAGTGGAAGGAGGTTACTATGAGAAAGCTACTTTTATATTTGTTTTTGTCTTTAAGTTTATTTTATGCTGCACCTGTATTGGCTGAATACTCAACCTATAGTAACTCTGTTATTGCTTCTACTATTAATGTTCCTCAATTTGCTGGAGATATTTACTATGTGGATGCGGCTCGTGCTGATAATACTGGCGGTGGATTAACTCCAGCTACAGCTAAAAAAACTATTGGAGCTGCCATTACTGCTGCGGCTGCTGGTGATGCTATTACCATCAAAGCTGGGACGTACACTGAAGTTGGCTTAGATTTGAATCACGCTGGTATGGAATTATGGTTTGAGATTGGAGTCTCTATCGTTCCTGCTACTGGCACAGGGTTAATAGTAAGTGGTGATTATTGTAAAATTACGGGTCATGTGGTCATTATTGCGTCTGCTGCGAATACAGGTTTTTTGGCTTCCGGAGCTTATGGTAATTTTACAGGGATTACAGCAAGTGCTGGAGATATTAACTTTGAAATTACTGGAACTGCGAATACATTTGAAGATTGTATAGGAAGTACTGCTACCGCCGCTTCATTTGATATTAAAGCTAATAGTCAGACATTAAGAAATTGTTCTACAGCAGGCGCAAGTGGAAGTACCTACGGTTACAAGGTAAACAATAGTGCGGATAGTGGAAGAATTATTAGTTGCACATCAGCAGGACATGGAACAAGTGGGTTTTATGTAGACACAGGATCTTCCAGTTGGACTATATTCGGTTGTTCAAGTGGTGGTGGAGATGGCAAGAGAGGTGATTTAGGAACTTTAAATGTCTGGAATAACTATTTCCCACCCTTCAATGAACGCTTCTTTGGTGGTACTATTTGGTATGTGAATAAGGGTACTTGAGTAGATACTAATAAGGGGCAGACCCCTATTTCTAGTTTTGAAACCATTGGAGCTGCCATAACTGCTGCGGCTGCTGGAGATGCAATCAACATAACTGCTGGAACCTATACTGAAGTTGGTTTAGATTTGGACAAAAACTCTGTTGAGTTATGGTGCGAGATTGGGACTGTTATTGACCCAGTTAGTGGTACAGCCTTAATTATATCTGGGAATGACTGTAAATTAAAAGGAAACCATCTTATAACACCTGCTGCTGCCGCAATCGGGTTACAGATTACAGGTACGGGGGCTATGGTTTCAGACGGCAAGGTGCTTGCTGGAGGTACTGGAGTTCAAATTACAGCGGCTGGTTCTGGCGCTACTTTTTATAATTATGTTGCAGGGTTACAAACTACTACATCTTGGGACATTGCTGCGGCTCAAGGAAGATTCTTTGAATGTGGAACAGTTGGGACTGGTGGGGCAACATATGGATTTAAAATTGGAGCTGTAGCGGCTGGTATTTTAAGAAATTGCACCTCTGCTGGACATGGAACCGCAGGGTTTTATATTGCAAGTGGGGCAACCGGATGGACTTTAAAAGGCTGTTCTTCTGGTGTAGACGATGGCCGATGGGTTGATGTAGATGATAAGAATATGTGGGCCGATTTTAGTTATGATAAAGTGAAAACGGAAGTTACTGATTTCAGTGTTGTAGGTGGTGGAGCGGGAAGCCGGAATTTATTTAAGGTCACTGGCGTAGTTCAGATACTTGGTTTGTCTGGCCATGTTGAAACAGCTCTTGCTGCTGATGTTGGGAATTTAAAATTTGAATTGTATGATGAAACTGATGTTGTGCTTATCTCTAATAACGTGGATGTATCTAGTGCTCCTGTCGGATCATTTATAGTCCAAGAGAAAAAAGCGAATGATGCACTTGTAATGTACACCACAGCCTCAGCAAGAACGATGGTTGAAACAGATCTTAAAAAGTTAGTGTTTGGTATAGTTGCCATAGAAAATGTGGGTGGAGACAGTACCTATATTCGGGTAACTTGGGCAGGCAATGCCGCATCAGGAGTTATTCATTGGCATTGTGAATGGGAACCTTTGACAGAAGAAGGCTTTGTTGAAAAGTATGTGGCACCATAAATAGAGGAATTTAATTATGGCTTTAACTCTTGATAACACCACTAGTGGAAGCGGTGCAAATGCATATTGTACACTTGCCTCGGCAAATGTCTTTCTTCAACAGAATATTCATACTTATGCTGCTTGGAGTAGTCTTTCAACGGCAAATAAAGAAGCATGCCTCATTTGGAGTACTACCCTTCTCGATAATCAAATAGATTGGGATGGTAATAAAGGTACTGATGCACAGGCACTAAGATGGCCAAGGGATGATGTTTCAGATCCGGACGGCTACGCTGTGGATTCTGACACTATTCCTGTTTTTTTAATTGAGGCTACTGCTGAGTACGCCAGGCTTTTATCAATCAAGGACAGAACGCTCGAAAGTCCAACTTTAGGTTTTTCAAGATTAGAAGCTGGAGGTCTCGCAGCTTATATTGACAGAAATGATCGTGCTCAGACTATGCCAACAACAGTATTTACAATGGTTCAAGGTTATGGAAATAAATCTTCAAGTCAAACTAGAGTTTTAGAGAGAAGGTAATTCATGGGCCTGCAATCAGTTTTTCAGGATGTAGCCGAGATAATTATAGATGCATTCGATGATGTACCATTGGATTTTTATTTTCATTCTTTGAGTTCATTATCTTTTAATGCCACAACTGATGTTATGTCCGAAGCTGATGCCATTGAGATTTCCGCTGCTACTGATCTCTCTATGATAGCCACAGCAATTTTAAAATCAGTGAGTACAGATCTTTCAGCTTATAATATTCCAACCGATGATATTCAATGGTTTAAGATTTCGGGTTTTTCAAATGCCACCAATAATGGTTATGTTAAATCCACTGTAGCTACTACCACAGGAGTTACATTAAGTGGAAAAACTGTGGAAACAGAAGTTGCTGGAGAGAGTGTTTCTATTATTGGTCCTTTTTACAAATTGAAAGGTGTATTTGGAAAATACACAATTTTAGAGGTACAGAATTCACCAATAGAAATTACGGACACAAAATTACTTATTGCTGCAAATGATTTATCAGTAACACCAAAACCTGGAGATTGGTTATTAAGAGATGCTATAAAATATGATGTGTTAAGTGTTAAAACCGACCCTGCTTGGGCTACTTGGACAATGCAAATTAGGAAATTATAATGGCGCATGTTTACGGAAATAAAATGCTTAAAAGTTACTCCATTTCTTTACAGGAGTATATTGATAAGATTGTGCCTGAGTTTGCCAATGCTTTAAAAAAGAAAGTAGCTAAAGAAGTATTTTTAGCGATTGTATACCCTATAGGTAAAGATCCTTTTAAAACTGGATCTTATATCGCAAGTCACAGAATAGCTATGAATGTTCCTGATGATTCGGATACAGTTTACCAAGAAGAAGGAGAAGTAACATTAGGCCAGGTAAAAGCAGATGTTGTTCCAAGAGAATTAGCTAAATTAGAACAATCTAAAGTGGGTGATGATATTCATATTTCTAATTCAGTTGGTTATTCTAATGAGAATCATTATTCTTGGGCAAGAAATGTAGAGTATGCTGGTTGGGCAAATAGAGGACCTTATCTTATTTATGAAAAAGCAGTACAAAGAATTGAACCTAAGATAGAAGAATATGCTATGGTATTAATGGAGGAATATTTCTAATGGGTTCTTTTCAAGATGTAAGAAATTATATAACAAATAGATTAGTAACTAATTGGACTACTACTGATATAGCCCAAGATAATCATGAGTATACTCCTGATGCTAGAACAGCTTTTATTAATTTAATAATTGATGATACTGATAGTTGGCAGATAACTTACAATGGAAACGGTTCTGCTACTCATAGATATACAGGTTTTATTATTATTTTTGTGAATGTGCCTTTGCATTCTGGTACTAATACTGCAAGAGGTTATGCGGATAGTATAGCTGATATTTTTAGAGGAGCACAATTTTCTGCAATGGATATTTTATGCAGAACACCTAAAATAATTAGAGTTGGGGAAGTTAATGGAATGTTCCAATACAATGTTCTAACCCCTTTTCAGGTTGATGTTACAAAATATAATACTTTAGTTTCCAATGTAGTTACAGAAGAATTAGATTATTTAGTTACGGAGTAGTATTTATGATTAAATTAAAATTAATATCGCCGAATAAGGAGAATGATGAATGTCGGTGTTATGGATGCAATAAATTATTGGCTAAAATAAAAACAGTTGAAAGTTTAGCCATTATTGAGATAAAATGTACTAGAGCTAAATGTGGAATTATAAATAGATTTGAAATAGAAAGAAATATAGACTATGTTGATCCCACAAGAAATAAAAATACAGGCAGTTAAAGAATTACCTTTAGATTGTAAAGGTCAAAAAAAATGTAGTCAAAAGAAGTTTTATCAAATAGAGTGTGAATGTGAATGTTACAAAGAAAATTTAGGCAGGTTGTTAGGTGAGTATAAGTTGGGTCATAAGGCGAGCGTCAGCGCCAAGTAGTACAAATCAGTAAGAACCTCCAGAAGGTCTAAATGTTTAAGGAGGAAGTTTGCCATGGATAGTAATAGAACTGCACTATACTATGGAGAAGAAGTTACTTGGGGTACGGCAGCTACCTGTACGTACCAGGCATTAAGATTCACAGGTGAATCTTTTGCTTATAATATCAGCAATACTACAAGTGCTGAGATAAGGAGTGATCGTCAGGTTACAGATCTTATCCAGACTGATGCTGATGTTTCCGGGGGCTTCAATTTTGAATTTAGCTACGGGACTTTTGCAGACTTGCTTGAGGGTGCATTGTGGAGTGATTGGTCTACCCAACTTGCGATTTCTGCTTTAGGAATTGGTATTGATGTTGCTGGTACTCTTACTGCTGGAACTGGCGCTACCGATGATACAGCTAATTTCTCTCTTGCAACTGTTGGACAGTGGATTGAGCTACGTGGTAGTTCCAATGTTACCAACAATGGGTATTACCAGATCACGGCTAAAGCAAGTTATGCGACTATGACTATAGCCCCTGTTCCTGATGCTACTGTGGCATCAGGAACAGATACTATTACAATAGTTGGATCTTATTTACGTAATGGTACGACTGAACATAGTTACACTTTTATTAGGGAACATGCCGGTCTTTCGTCCCCTTCTGCTCAGTACTTTAATTTTGTTGGTGCTGTGTGTAACTCTTTTTCACTTTCTGTTCAATCAGGATCTACTTTAACTGGTAGTTTCGATTTCATTGGAAAAACTGCTACCCTTGCATCTGTTAATACTAATGTTAGTGGAGCAAGTGTTGCTTCCACTTACTCTATATTGAATGCTGTAACTAATGTAGCAGAGGTAAAGGAAGCGGGTTCTGATGTGGCTGATTGCTTGGTACAGGGTCTTGACTTCACTGTCGCCAATAATGTTCGTGGTTTAAAATCTATAGCTCAATTGGGGAATTGTGATATTGGTGTTGGGAAATGCGATGTAACTGGAACGCTTAATGCATTTTTCAAAGACAATTCTCTTTATGATAAGTATCTTGCTGGTACTACTTCTTACATTTCTTTTAAGGTGGAAGATACTAGTGGAAATGCTTATATTTTTGATTTTCCGCAGATTGAATTTGAGTCTGATGGGGTAAATTCTGGTGGTCAGGATCAGGATGTAATGGAAGCCATTGGTTTTAGAGCTTACAAAGATCCTACCTATGGGTATACCATTCAGGTAAGTAAATTTGACGCTTAAAGGTTGAGTTTTTATAATAGTTTATTAAAGGTTGATTTTTAATAAACTATTAGATCAACCACTGGCTGTACGGATGTAGGTAATGACACTTTGGAATTTTCCCAGTTCCAAACACTGCAAGAACTGGTGGAAGAACATGGAGCATCATATTTGAGTAGCTTAGTAGTCAAAAAAGGACATAAGCGATTTAGATCAGTTAAACCTTTTAATATGGGAGACACTGTTAAATTTCTTAGAGAATTTTTTATAGTAAAAGGTTACACAGGTTTTTCGTTAGGTTTTGTGGGGGAACCAAAATATAATTTCCCAATGGCAAAAACTGATTTGGTTCTAAAAAATGGGGGTATAGTTTTTATGAACTAACTTTATAATAACCTATTGGGTCAAATGTCTTGATGTTTGTGTGTGGTCACGTGCCCCGTGTCAGTACCCGTGAGATATTTGACCCAATTTTTAAGGGGGAAATTAAAATGGCAAAGGTAAGATTAGATGATTTTAACCCTAAAAGTGGTAACTGGAATTCTTCTGATGTAATAGACTTAAAAGATTTTAATTTTAATGCAACTTTTAATAGTATTTATGGTGGAGTAGTTAGGGCTATTTTTATTGATGATAAAGGTAAATCTATTAGTAAAAAGGAGGCTATTCGTCTAAAGAAAGGGGTTGATTCTAAAAAAACTATTAAAAATAAACTTAAAAAGACTAAAATCGTAAAAAAAGATTTGACAAAGGGAAAAACTAATGATAATCTTAAAGAGGACTATGAAAGTAACGTAAAAGTTCTTGATTAACACGGGGAGGAGTAAATGGCAGATCTTAGGAGAATTTATGGTACAGACGAGAATAAAGAGATAACAGGAGTATGGCAAGATTTTGGTGATGGGATCGAAATGAAAATTGCTCGTATTGGTAATCCTAAATACCAGAAGTTATTTCAGAGGATTAGTAAACCTCATCGTAAGTCCATAAGAAGGGGCACGCTCAGAGAAGATGTCGCCGAGAAGTTGATGATTGAATGTATGGCAGAGACAGTTCTTTTGGATTGGAAAAACATTGAGGTGGATGATGTTGCTCTTACTTATTCAAAAGAAAATGCAGTTAGGATTTTAACCGAATTTAAAGACTTACGGGACTATGTAAATGATTTTGCAAATGACATGGAAGCGTATATGCAGGAAGATGTTGAAGAGATGGAGGAGGGCTTAAAAAACTCCTAAAGTGGACTCTCAAGAATAAGAATCAATTAGATTGGTTAGAACAACTGGAAGAAGAGGGTCATGATGTAGGGTCCATATTAGAAGAAAAGCCAGAATTAACACAAGATCTCATTCCGTTTTGGAACGCATTTAATATTCTTTCAAACTCAAGAAGTGTTGGTATGAGTATTGGGGCAATTCCACTTTCTGCATATGAGTCTTACTTTAGCATTTGGGAAATTAGAACTTTAGAAGAACGATTGGAATATTTTAGATTTGTCAGTATCTTGGATACTGAATATTTAAAATACCAAAGCGAAAAATCTAAAGCTGACAGTAAGGCAAATAAAAGTGGAAAGAGCGTCAATAGAATGCCAAAGAAAAGTATTAGATAATAGGGCTGTTAACCTGTTGATAGGGTTAATAGCCCTTTTCGTTTTTAAAGTGAGATGATATGCCAGCTATTAATATAGTTATAAGCGAAAAGGGTTTAACAGAGGTCAAAAGTGCTTTAGATAGGTTGCAGACCTCTTTAAAGAAGGGGAAAACTGCGGCTGATGCTCTTAAAGATTCCTTTGGTAAAATGCCTACGGAAAAAGTAGTCGGTTTACTAGGTAAAGTACAAACTGGAGTTGAAAAATTAGAAAAGACTATAACTAAATATGATAAAGCTTTAGCAGAGGCTAAAGCTACCAGCGGACAATATGCTAAAGCCGTTGAGGAATTGGGTAAAAAATATGGTAAAACAGATGAAGCATTAAAAAGATGGCTTCCTTCTTTGAAGAAAGCTGAGGCAGCTATAAATAAAGAAGCTATGGCTCTGAATGCTGTTGGTAAAGCAGGAAGTAAATATTATAAAGAAACCAGTCGTATGAAGGTAATGAATGATCAATTAACTAAATCTACTAAAGCGGCTACTTCAGCACAAAATAAACTCAATGCAAGTACTAATAAAGGAAGTAAAGGTTTTGTTGGATTACTTCCTCATGTTGCTGCTGTTACCTTATCTTATATGGCTATGAGGAGAGCAGTTAGAGCCGCAGTGGGTGCTATTGCTCTTGGAGTAGAATTTGAACAGCAAATGGCTTTAGTTGGGGGTATTGTTAGGGCAACCATAGAAGATTTTAAAATGTTGGAGGAGGCAGCAAAAAAAGCTGGTGAAACAACCGTTTGGACAGCAACAGAATCAGCAAAAGCTTTGCGATTTTTAGGTATGGCTGGTTTCTCTGCTGCGGAAAGTATATCTTCATTAACAGGAGTTCTTAATTTGGCATTAATTGGTGAATTGGATTTGTCTCGTGCCACTGATATTGCCACTGATACATTACGTGCTTTTGGTTTAGAAGCAGTCGAACTGGATAGAATTGTTGATGTGATGGTTGGTACTATTACTCGTAGTAATACCAATATTGAAAAGATGGGAATGGCAATGAAATTTGTTGCACCTATTGCGGCAAAACTTGGGTATGAAATTGAAGAAGTTTCCGCAATGATTGGTGTTCTCTCGCAATCAGGTATCAAATCAGGTATGGCAGGACGTTCTCTTCGTATGTCTTTCCTTAGATCCGCAGATGCAGCAATTAAATTAGGTATGGAATCAACTAATTTGATGGATATTTTGAAGGAACTTAACAGTAGAGATCTCTCTCCAGTAGTACTTACATCTACTTTAAAAGATTTATTTGGGCTTAGAGCTACTCCAGCTATGTTAACTTTGATGGCTGGTATTGAACAAGTTGAAAAATTTACAGAAACATTACAAGATGCCACTGGTGAAACCGATGAGTTTATTGAACGCTTAAATACTGTTGATGTTGCGTGGCGTAAATTAAAATCCGTAATAACTGATGTAGCTATTGAAATATTTACGCAGTATTCTGAAGAAATTAAAAAATCATTACAAGATATTACTGTTTGGATGAAAGATAATAAAAGTACAATAAAGGCATTTTTTGCCATGTTTGTTGATGGTCCAAAGGCTGCTATTGTAGTAATAAAAGAACTTCTTGAAAGTTTACGTGAGTTAGCTACATTTGGTGGTCTTCTTGACGTTTTTTTTAAACAACCAGAAGGAAGTCCTGGTTGGGCTTCTGCCATACCAGATACATTGGTTGATATTGAAAATTGGTGGAATGATGTTGGAAAATTAACTAAAGAAGGGGAAGTTGCACTTGATAAATATGCTGAAAAATTAACGAAGCTTTCCGAAGTAGCGGCTAAAGTTCCTGTTGATTTATCTGCTGTAAAGTACATAAATCCAATGAGTTATATGGATGAAAGTGATTTAGATGCTTATCTTGAGCTAATTACATTGACTGAAAAACACTATGCGATTATCAAAAAAATAGCAAAACCAATGGCGGATATTGAATGGACACCTGGAGGTTTCCAAGAAGTTGAAGATTTTGCTGGTAGTTTAGATATGACGACAAAGAGTGGCAAAGCACTTGAAAAAGAACTTAAAAAATTAGCGGATATTGAATGGACACCTGGAGGTTTCCAAGAAGTTGAAGATTTTGCTGGTAGTTTAGATATGACGACAAAAAGTGCCAAGACTCTTAAAAAGGAATTAAAAAAATTAGCGGATATTGAATGGACTCCAGGTGGATTTAGAGAAGCTGAAGACTTTGCTGGTAGTTTAGATATGACGACAAAAAGTGCCAAGACTCTTGAAAAAGAACTTAAAAAATTAGCAGATGTTGAATGGTTGCCGGGTGGATTTAGAGAAGCTGAAGACTTTGCTGGTAGTTTGGATACTGTTAGTAAAAGTGCTAAAGCACTTGAAAAAGAACTTAAAAAATTAGCGGATATTGAATGGACTCCAGGTGGATTTAGAGAGGCTGAAGATTTTGCTGGTAGTTTAGATAGTATAACAGAAAGTAGTAAAAAATTAAAAACTGCGTTAGAAAAATTAGCAGATGTTGAATGGTTGCCGGGTGGATTTAGAGAAGCTGAAGACTTTGCTGGTAGTATAGAATTTATCAGTAAATTTGATGCTGAGGTACTTAAGCAGACATTTGCTATGTCGGAAACTCTTTTCAAGATTTCAGATGCTGCCATAAAAAAGCGGCTTTTGAATGAAACTAATTTAGTAGTAGAGGCGTATGCGCAACGTTTAGATGTTTCTCAAATGTATGCTAATGATGAATTTGGTTTTATTAAAGCCATAAATGCTTTTACCGTAAGTGAACTTAAAAAACGTGTGAGTGAAGAATTACGGATTATACAGACCAGAACTAAGGATATAAAAGAAGAATTAGCCAAGTTAGCAGAAATTGAGTGGCTTCCTGGTGGTTTTAGAGAGGCAGAAGACTTTGACAGTAGTTATATACCAAAGGATACCGTAGATAAAGATGAACAGTTGTTAAAGCAACAGTTAAATGCCCAACGTCAATTCTATAAAGCAATGGGGAAATTAAGTGCTGAGTACCTTGACCAATATATGTTGGGCGTAGATCTTGAATATGAAAATTACATTGTAAAACTTGGCCTAAAACTAAAAGCTGGGCAGGCGTATACTACTGCACAGATTAAACTTCTTAATGAGCTTAATAAATGGAGAAAAAAATCAGAAGATAAACCCTTTGAAGATGCAATAAAAAATGCTAAAGGAGCTTTTACAGGAAATATTTTTGGTGATTCCTCAGATCAAAGTATCAATAATATGAACAAAAGTTTGGAGACTTTACTTGATACTTATAATAATTTAGCTGAAACTATGGAGTATATGAATGCTTTAGAAGAAAAAAATCTTCAAATGAAAAAACAAGCAGGGGCAATGGACCCTTCCGATATTAATGATTTAATAGTACGTCAAAAATTACAAGAAAAAATAGCTGTAAATGAAAAAAAATTATTTCAATTAAATGCTGTATCTGTAGCATCTCAAGCTGGAGCATGGGGTGAGTTATTTGGAAATGTTTCCCAGATGATGGAAAAAAATTCCAAAGAACGTGAGATGTTTGAAAAAGCGCAGATAGCTGCAACAATGGTTCAAATAGGAATGCAAGCTGTATCGGCTATAGCTGGTGCAGCAGCAGGTATTGGTCCTACAGGATTTATAACTATGGCTGCTATGGCTGCTGCTATGGCATCATTATTATCTCAAATAGGAATGTCTGTAAGTGGAGGTGGAGCAACAGCACCACAAGCAGCATCTACAGTTTTAGGTGCAGCGGCAGGAACTGGAAGTGAATCAATAAGTAATTCCTATGAAATGTTAAAAGAGACAAATGCCGATCAGTACAACGAATTGAAAAAAATCTATAATGAATTACAGGATTTAAATCAAAATATTACTGGTTTAGTAACGGCGGTTATAAAAGGTGGTGCGGAAGGTTTTAGTGGAGCAGAAGCCTCTTTTGAAAAGGGTCCTGGTTCAAAATTATCAGATTGGTTTACAGATTATATGTCAGACACATATTTCATAGATCCAATATTGAAAAATGTTGTACCTTTAATAGGAAGTCTCATAGATGGAATACTGGGAGGAGCTGAAGAAACTCGTCCACTTTATGGTGGCATTAGAGTTGGTGACATTTCAATTAAAGATATTTTAAATGATATTACCGCAGACGTTGACTACTATCAAAAATGGATAAAAGAAACTTCAAAATCATGGCTTACTGGAGGAGGACAAGACAACGAATATTTTGAAACTATAAAAAAAGCTTCTGACAAAGTTAAAGAATTGTTTACAAAAATCTTTAAGAATATATCCGAAACAATGGTAGCATTAGGTGAAGTTCTTCTTGGTGAAGATGGAATAGAAGCTGTTAAAAATTATGTGATGGATTTAGGTGATATAAATTTAAATGGTTTAGACACTGAAGGTATTAGTAAGGCTATCAATGAGGCTATAGCTAACATGACTGATAAAATGGCTGAAGATCTTTTTGGAGATCTTATCAGTCAATATCAGAAGGTTGGGGAAGGTATGGCTGAAACAGCCATCCGAGTTGTTATGGAGATGGCCATTGTTGATGAAATGCTAAAACTTACAGGTCAATCTTTTGAAGCTGTTGCTGATGAAGAAGGAACTGTAATAGAAAAGACTTTAGCATTCAGTCAAGCTTTAATTGCTGTTGCTGGAGATTTAGAAACTTTAACCGATATTGTAGCTACATATTATGAAGAATTTACTACTGATGCCCAGAAACAAATTGATCTTTACAATAATTTATCAGATGCTATGTCGGCACTTGGAGTTGCACTACCTAGTACAAGACAAGGATTTGTTGACCTGTTAGAATCTATTGATATGGATGACGGCATAGATGATGAAGCTGATATGGAATTATATGTTGCCTTATTAAAATTAGCAGAAGCAACAAGTGCTTACTATGATGTTGTGGAAGCATCTATTCAAACTATTATTGACGCAAAGAGGGAAATAACAGGTACAGAGGATAAGGGAGCTTTACAGGATATAGCAGATAGATATGGGATTTCAACTTCTGATATGGATTTAGATTGGGCAAATAGTACTATTTCTACTTTTTTATCTATGTCTGAGAAAGACATTATGGCGTACGCAGATTCATTAGGAATTACTACTGAGGAACTTGTCAACGATATTATGACTATCTGGGGTACTTTGGAAGATGGTACTCAGAAATTAGAAGATTTGGCAGCAGCTATACAGAAAATAACGGATACTTTGCAAATTGTTTTTGATGTCATAGAAAGATTTAATTGGGATGCTGCTAATCCAGGTGGTACGGATGTAGATTACATTGTAAAAAAATTATGGGAAATTAAAGATAAAATGGATCTTGGTTTAGGTGGAATTGCTGATTTAGATCAGGCATCACAACTTTTGAACGATTGGTATTTTGCATCTGCCGCAGAAATAGAATCAAAATATAAAGCCATATATGAGCAAGAAAAATTAATAGATCAATGGGAAGAATTAGTAGATAAAACTGCGGAAATGGTAAAAGCTATTCAAGATACCATTATTGATATAAAGTATTCTGATTTTAATACTAGTATTCCTAAACAAATACTTGAGGAAGCAAAATTTGATTACAATCAACTATTAACAGAGGCAGAAACAGGAAATTCTGATGCTGCTCAAGAGTATCTTAATTTTATTAATACTTATTTAAGTTCCGCTAGATCAGAATTTGGTTCTTCTCAAGCATATCAAGCTATTTACGATTCTGTAATGGGTGATTTAGAAAGACTAAAAGGTCTTGGTTTCTATGATCCTAATTTAGAACCTCCTGAAGACCCTGCGGATCTTGAAGATGAATATGAGAATTGGTTAGCAGATTCAGGTTATGGAACAGAGATGGAAGCTTTAAATACCACCTTCACTAATGCTGCTGAATGGATTAGTAAAGCCATGACTAGTATACAAAATGGTATATTTTTAGATATTAATTGGGATAATTACGATGGTGATGCAAAGGAAGTAATCGAGATGTTGGCAAGCATTGTAGATGAGTACGGGTGGAACAGTACGGTAACACTGAATTTTGCTGCTGCGATGGCGGAGGGTCTTGTTGCATCAGATCTAGCTTCTGCTTTAACTATCGTAGAATATTTGGGTGACACGACAGGATGGGATAGTGAGATCACTTTGAAATTTGCTGCCGGAATGGCCACAGGTATAATCAAACAAGACTATAAAAATGCACAAGCTGTTTTAGCTTATCTTGGGGGAACTACTGGATGGAGTAGTGAAATTACCTTGGCTTTTGCCGCTGCACTAGGGAGTGGAGTTACAAAAGATAATTTTTCTTCCGCCCTGAAAGTTTTGGCATATCTTACTGATACAACCGGATGGACAAGTGACGTAACCATTGATTTTCTTATGGGGATGATAAAAGCTAATGATATCCCTATTACTAGTGTATCGGCGTGGTTATTGAGTATGGGACTAGACCAGGATATAGTTAATTCAGTTACTTGGAAATTAGAGGTAGAAGACCTTAGTAATCCAGAGGAAGTAAAGGACTGGATGGCGGACATTATCGTAGCTGGAGCTGGGGAACAACTATACACTGTCATGCAGATGTATGGATTTTCTTCCGCAGACGTCGCCTCATACTGGAATCAATTAGCTGGTATAGATCCTGATTCTCCTGAGGCATATACGGCAGCTCAAGTTAAAAATTGGGTTGTAACTACTTCTGGTGGAAATTACACTCTGGACGACTTAAAATATTGGGCAACTGGTGGGATCGTTAGCCAACCAACGCTAGGTGTGGTAGGTGAAGCAGGTTATCCGGAAGCAGTAATACCAATGATGGACGGGTACAATATCCCTGTTAAATGGTTGAATGGTGGTTCTATGCAACAAGGAATGTCTGATAATTCAGAGGAAGTATCCTTACTTAGGGAGCAAGTAAAATTATTAACGGAATTAGTGATACAAAATGGTAGACCTATAGAGTTAGGTGGTCAAGTATTGGATTCTTACGTGGATGGTAGAGCCGATAATGTAAGGGTTACTACTGCAAATCGTAAGAAAAGTAATCTGAAGAGGCGTTATCAATGATCCTCATAACAATAACAATAGATGATACAGATTTTTACATAAGTGATGAGTATTTAAATTTAACTCATGAATGGAAACCTTATGTAATATCTTTTACTCCACCACAGTACCAAACTGATGAGGATTATGGTGGCTGGGGTAATTTAGGTTGGGGAAATATCGCAATTTCTCCAACTATGTTTGTATCTAATTGGCCACCTTCACGTAATGCTACAGCTACAGTTCAATATACAGCTAGTACGGAAGGTGCGGCAGTTACTTTATTTTCTTGTGCTATGCGTTTAAAAAGTTTTGAAGAAACTTCCGTTAATTATGAAATGTATGAACCCTTATATCCAGAGAATGTATTAATTGAAGGTACGAATTATGCTGGAGATACAGTTCCTTTACCGAGAGCATTTGGAGCTGTTACACATATGCCATCTATGCGAGTTCCAAATGATGGTGGAGATTTTCCATGTTATAGTTTAGCAAGTTTAGATTCTTCAAATGTTGGAATAAAAATAATTGGATTTACATCTGCCTCTGCCGGTACTGCCACTATAATAACAACTGAAACAGCCCACGGTTTTAATAATGGTGAAACAGCTTATATTGCCGGAACTACTAATTTTGATGATTTTACAGATGGTTATTACATAAGTAATGCCACTGCTGCTACTAATCAGTTTCAAATTTTAAAAACATTTCCTACAGATACTTCAGAAAATGCACTCATAAATGGTGTAACTTATCAGGATGGATATTTGACAGTTTATGAGAATGGTATTCCTATTCTTGGTCTTGTTTCTGCTAATACTGATGGTACTTTTTCATTAAGTGACACTACACATGGAACAATTACAATGAGTGGTACTGCCTCAAGAACTACATTAGTAGATGTAGTAACATGGGGTCAAGGAAAACTTGGAATTACTTCCATTGATACTTCAAAAGATAGAGCCACTTCTCCGGTAGTATCTTGTTGGATTGATAGTCAACAATCTCTAATTGAATTTCTATCTGATATATGCGCCTTTTTTACGCATTTATATTATATAAAAGCAGATACTTTACATCTTGTGGATGTATTTATAGCTAATGGAGCATTATCCTTAACAGAATACGAATATTTTAGTGCTAAATATACAATTCCTGATATGATTGGTAAAGTCATGTCCTCATGGAAAACGTATAGTGCTGAAGTAGGTTTTAAAGATGACGCTGTTAATCAAACGCATTATATTAAAACTACAGAAAATTATGCTTCAGCTAATTTATATGAAAAATCCAATGGGACAGTTTCCACAGTTAGTGCTAGTAAATTAGTAGATGCTGCTGCTGATTTTGATACTGATAATATAAAAGTAGGGGACGTAGCAAAAAATACAGATAAAAATTTATTTGCCACAGTAGCTACAGTAAATACTACAGAATTATTTTTAGATACCAATATTTTTACAGTTAATGGAAACTCTTATTCAGTAGGACCTTCTATGCCGTATGCTGTAGATATAAATATAAAACCTTTTCATGATACGGAAGCTAATATTCAAGCGGCATTACAAAATATTTTGAAAGTGGTAAATGATTCTTCTGTTGATATTAAAGTACCAATTACGGGTACTTTGCCAGATCCTGGGGCAAGTATATCTTTTGAAAATACTCGTTTATTGGGTACAGTAACGGCTAGTGTTAAAGCTAGAGATTTATCCTTTGATTTTATAAGAGATGAAGTAACTATTAAAGCATTAGGAGAATTAAGCTAATGGCAGCTACAGCACAACATATAGGTAATGCAGATACTTTGGCTGCTATCCTTAAAGCTGATTTAGAATTAAATGATTGGGCTTACATTTGGTTAAATGGGTATACCAGAAAAATGGTTTATTCAACCACTGCTACAATGGATGAAGATATAGTTTATCATCCTTATAAAATAAGACCTGATGATAATACTTACCCTACTGCTGGTGTATGGGAGGAAGATGTTGGTGCTGATCAACCAGAAGTGTGGAGTGCTGATCAAATTATTACTGGGAAACTCACAAGTACAAATTGGGCTGCGGCTGCCGGCAGTCAGTTTGATCTTGATGCCGGGACACTAGAGATCAGGCAAAGTGGTGGTGGGATATTAGTAAAAGCTGGTGGTGATATCCAATTAGAATCAGTCACAGGCGACACCGAAGCTGACAGATCGAGTATTAATTTTGTATGTGATAACTATACTGCAAAAATGCAATGTGATTACGATGACGATGTTCTATCAATTTATCCATCTACTTCCGGGGAAATGAGATTTGCTATTGGAGCACAACCATGGGCTGGTTCAATAACTTACTTACCATTTGATCAAATTGATTTGGTCAGTAAAGTTTCCTCTCGAATGATGTGCTATTATAATTCAGTAATTAATGGAGATATTAATGTTTATCAGAAAATTTCCAGTGGATACATAGTAGCAAGATTATTGACCCAGTATTCAGGAAGTAGTGATCAAGCCAGTGTCCAGGTTAGGTCAACTACTGGAACAGATTGTTATATTGAATTGCGTACGGCTAGTACAACTAGGGTAAGAGTTGCCGTTGGTGGGAATGTCGGGATAAATGATTTAGATCCATCATATAGACTTGATGTGGATGGAACCGGTAGATTTACGGGAGCATTTCTTTTGGATAGCTCCTTGGATGTGGCGGGAATCACAGGGATTGGGGTAGCTGATGTAACTTCTGGGGTGCTACTTGTCTACGGTGGAGCTACCGGTGATGAGGGCGGTGATGTTCGTCTTCACATGTCTAATGATAATGATGGTACATATGATTTTTGGCGTATGGATGTGTATGAAGATGATCTAAGATTTGGACCGACCGGGCAAACTCGAATGACGTTAACTGCTGAAGGTCATGTCGGTATTGCAACAGGCACACCGTCTGTATATGCAGATTTGACACTAGAGGGTGGTGCCTTGTGTTTAAAAGAAACCACTACACCAACTGCGGATACAGATTACGCCAAGATCTACGCCAAGACAGATAATTTATTATATTTTCAAGATGGGGCAGGAACGGAATACACTGTTGATATTACAGCGGTTTAATGGGAGAATGAAATGGAGAATCAAAACGAAAGAAACCACATGCAAGAAACACAAAAACAACAAACAATGTCAGTCACTCCGTATCATGAAGAAATCGGGGCACTTTACATGGCGAATAAGATGCTCGTGAAACGGATTCAAGATTTGGAGCAAATGTGTACTGTTTTTGAAGAAGAAAACAAAAAATTAAAGGAATTGAAAGATGAAAATCCTACATCTTGATCTTATTTCAGCTATTGCAGTAAGTACAGAAAATGCTAATTTTCCTAAAGAAAATTTGTCCAATAATTATAGGGCAAGTCTTTGGAAAGGTACGGCTACAGCAGCCACAGTTTCTTTAACTGTTGGAGAAGGATCTAATATGGTTGGTATTAGTAATATACCAAATACTTCCTCTGTAACTGTAGAAGTACAGGACGTAGCTTCTGCCACTATATATGGGCCTACTGCACATAGTATAGATAGTCTTAGAACAGATTTATGGGTGAATTATGCTACTCAAGCCAGTATTTGTACAGCTATAATAAGTTTCAGTAGCACTGCCACAGCTAGTTTTGGTATTGCTAGGGCAGGATATGCCTATACTTTTAAAAATCCTCAAAATGGGTTTAATGAAGGTTTAGAAGATCTTTCTGTAATTAAGGAATTAAATAATAGTTCTATCTATTATAAAAAGAGAGATATAATTAGGATATTTTCTGGTCAAATAGATATTGAGGCGGATACAGATTTTTATACTTTCATGTACACTATTGCAGCAAGTCGTGGACAAAGACCTATGTTTTTTAAATTTACTGGAGATTCTAATCAAGATTGGACAGTTTTTGGTAGATTTTCAGGCTTACCTAAAGGGGCACATTCTTATTACAATTATAGTGTGATACCTTTTACTATAATTGAAGATACAAAAGGGAGTTAAATAATTTTTATCTTGACTTTTACAATTTGTATAATTTATAATAATTCCACCTTGGGGGTTATTTGTTGTGGAAAGTAATAGAACAATATTATACTATGCTGAAGAAACTACATGGGGAAATGAATCCACAGGTACGTATCAGGCTTTGCGTTTCACAAGTGAATCTTTTACCTATAATATTCAAAGTATTATCAGTGCGGAAATAAGAAAAGATAGACAAATAGCTGATCATGTCAGAGTAGCTGGTGGTGTAGCAGGTGGTTTTATTTATGAATTTAGTTATGATACTTTTTCTGAGTTAATAGAAGGGGCATTGTGGAGTGATTGGTCAAGGGTATACATTTCTTCTGACGGCATAGGTATTAATGTAGATGGAACTATTTCTTCAGGATTAGGAGATGCCAGTAGAGGTTTTTCTTTAGTTACTGTTGGTCAGTGGATAGAAATAAGTGGAAGTTCTAATGCAACTAATAATGACTACTATCAGGTAACGGCTAAAGCAAGTAACTATGAGATAACCGTTTCTCCGACCCCAGATGCTACCGTAGCGTCTGGTACTGATGAAATAGTAATAGGTGGCTCTATTATTCGCAACGGGGTTACAAAGCACTCTTATACATTCATAAGAGAACATGCAAAATTTGGACATACAGATCTTTACTATTTTACTTTTTTAGGTGCTGTATGTAATTCTTTTTCTCTTTCTATGAAAGCGGGATCTATTGTTTCTGGTAATTTCACCTTTGTTGGTAAATCTGCCACATTAGCTTCTGTAAATACCAATACTTCTGCTGCGGATTCAGCTACAACTACTACGCCATTAAATACTTCTGTAGATATATCAAATTTAAAAATTGGCACAGAACTAGATTCTCCAGTTTGCTTAGTAAATGGTTTAGAATTTACATTAGTAAATAATGTTAGAGGAATGAAAGCCATTGCTGAATTAGGTAATTGTAATGTTGGTGTTGGAAAATGTGATATAGTTGGAACTATAACTGCATTTTTTAAGGATGCCACATTATATGATAAATATTTAGCTGGAACTACTTCCTCATTATCTTTCAGAGTGACGGACGATGATGATAATTCTTATATTATAGATTTTCCTTGCATAAAATTTACTACAGATGCTATTAATACAGGTGGTTTAGATCAAAGTGTTATGGAAGTTATTAAATTTAGAGCTATAAGAGACAATTCTTATGGCTATACAGTACAAATAAGTAGATTTGATTCTACAATAGTAGCACCTTTTATGATTACAGAAGATGGAGATTTTTTAATGACAGAAGATGGAGATTATTTAATTCCAGAATAAGGAGAAGTATCATGAAAAAGAAATTATTTATTTTTTTACTAATTTTGTTATTTCCTATGTTTGCGTATAGTGCAAATTTAAAAATAACAGATTTACCAACTGAGTCTTCTCCTACTGTGGATGACTATCTGATAATAGTGGATGATCCTTCTGGGACACCCGCAAGTAAAAAAGCCACTATTCAAAGTGTGGTGGATGCTGCATCTTCTACTCTCACATCTTTGACTTTATCTGGAGATTTAGATGTTGATGGTGTTACTGACTTGGATGTTACAAATGTAGATGGGGATTTAACAATTGCTACTGGAGGGCAATTAGTAATTACAGATATTACGACTGGGAATTTTCCTTATATGTCCGCAACTGGATCTGCTGATTCTCCATTGAGTACAGACGGGACGGATTTGACGGCTACGGATGATATTCTTGCCGACACCTTCGACACGAACGTAGCCGCCGCCGCTGTAACCCTAACCGCCACGACCCTTGCCGCTGATGGTACGGACGCAGCTATTAACATTAATATTACGCCAAAAGGAACTGGTGAAGTTGATATTACAAAAGTTGACATCGACGCTGGGACCATAGACGCTACTGCAATCGGTGGGGCTACCCCTGCTGCTATTGCTGGGACCACGATTGCTGGTACTGGCGTTCTAACAGTAAGCCCAGATGGAACCAACGAAGTCTTACAGGTCAACGACGGAACGCTGGATTTTAGCGATGGCAATGCCGGAACTGCTGGTGTAGCCACAATAGATGCGAGTGGGAATCTGTCTTATAATAAGAACATCGCTGCAACCGACCTTGACGGAATTATCGGCAGCAATACCCCTGCTGCTGGGACGTTTACTGATTTGACCTCCACCGGTGACACGACCCTCGGTGACGCTGCGGCGGATAGCTTAACGATTAACGCTACGGTAGCCGCTGACATAGATATGGGAGGCAACCGTTTTATCCAAGCCCAATCCATAACCGACCTCGTTGCAGACAAGGCCGGGGCTGCGAGTTTGTATTTTGATGGGGTGGATGATTATGTGGTTACTGGTAACTATGGGCTTGAAGCTGACGCAGATGTTTCTATTGTTTCTGTATTTAAGACTGACCGTGCAACAGATCAAGGTTTAATTGAACTAGGTGAATCATACCTTTCTATGGGCTTCGATTCTGGTTATTTATCATCTTATGCGTATGATGGTACTCAGCACTATAGTACATCAGGACTGGCTATTAGCTTAAATGAATGGCATACGGCGGCTAATGTTTTTTCCGGGGGTGAAGTTACCCAGTATTTGGATGGAAAATCTGATGGGGCAGCAGTGGAGCTTCCTAACCAAGCCAATAATGGCTGGGTGAAGGTTGGTGATGGGTTTATTCAAGGAGCAGCCTCGATTTTCTCAGGCCAAATCTCCTCAACCAAGCTATTCAACCTAGCCCTAGACCCCACGGACGCAACAGACGAGGCCATCCTGAACGGGGGTGCTGTGCCTTTTCTCTATGCTGGGGCTTCGCAGGATGAGATGATAACCGATTCTGACAACACCGACTTTGCTGATGGGACTATTAATGAGTGGGTCGTTAACACAGATGGAAATGGCACAGTGACGTATGATGCTGGTCCGGGGGCTGTTGGAACAGGCTTAATAACCGTTGGTGGAACTGCAGGAACGTACACACAAGCTCAATTAGCAACAACACAAACTACCACATTAATTGTTGGAAAAACCTACCGAGTGTCTGCCGATGTGTATCTTC